TAATCTACAAGCGTCGTGACAGGTCCGGAAATTATTTCAAGCCCTACGATACCGGGCCGGGAGCCGTTCTCTATAATTTGCTTACAGTCCGTCCCAATCGCCGGCAGACTTCATTTATACTTTTTAAGAATCTGGTTTCACAGGTGCTGTTGCTTGGTAACGCCTATGCCTATTTGCGTAGGGATTCCTACGGACAGCCTATGGAATTGCTATTGCTTACGCCCTACAGTTGCTCTTATGACCCGTGGAGTGATACATACTATGTTGAGGACTCTATAAACAGTGTCCGGGGTATCTTTCCCGGTGATGAAATATTGCATTTTAAGAATATAAGCCTTGACGGTGGATATACGGGAGTATCTACTATCAGCTTTGCCGCGCAAACCCTGGGTATTGCCGCCACTGCCGCCGCGGAAACCCAGACCCGCTTTGCTACCGGAGGTAAATTCAAGGCCATTCTTCACAATGATTATAGCATGAAGGGATGGGGTGAGTATCAGGATGACCAGATGAAGAGCAATGCCGAACAGATACAGGAGGCTATTGATAGCGGGCAGGATATCATACCGGTAAGGGGTGACGGAAAACTGGATCAGATCTCAATGTCCTCCGTGGATATGCAGTTCCTGGAAAACATCAAGCTCACCATTACCGAAATAGCCCGATTTTTCAATGTTCCCAAAAGCAAGCTCTTTGATGATTCCAATGCTAATTACAAGAGTGCGGAGATAGCCACGGTAGGATTTTATGCGGATTGCCTGAGCCCTATCCTTACCATGATAGAGAGTGAGTTTAAAGCCAAGTTGATACCTTGGAAGGCTTATTCGGACTATAAATTCAAATATGACTTGTCAAAGTTGTATACGACGGATCTCACCACCAAAGGCGTATATCAGACCAAGCAGATAGCGAACGGACTACAGACGGTCAATGATTTGCGGCGTTCGGAAGATTGCCCGCCTGTCGAGGGTGGGGATCAGGTCTTCATAACGTGCAATGTCGCCCCCATCAACGGACCGAAAATCACCGGAAAACCAGATGACGTAGAGACTCCGCTCGAGAAAGACGATCAACCGGGTAAACCATAACACGCTTATTCAAGGAATTATATATGGCAGAAAAAGAACAGAAAAAAAGAGAAAGCAGGTTTTTCACCGGGCAGGGACAGCCCCGGCTGCGTGAAATCGGAGGCGCAGCGGAAAGCAGCCGTATTATCGAAGGGTATGCGATTGTTTTCGGTGTGCAGAGCCGTTTGTTGGCTGACTGGGGAGATGTTTACCGGGAAATTATTGAACCGGGAGCGGTAACGCAGGAGGATTTGGATAGATTCGATATCAAAATGACTATCTGGCATAACCGTGAGCGGCTTCTGGCCAGAAGCAACAGAGGGCGGGGAACGTTAAAATTGACAGTCGATGAAATAGGTGTCTACTATTCTTTTGAGGCTCCTGACACACCGGATGGTGCTACGGCATTGGAGTTGGTAAAAAGGGGGGATTTGACAGGATCAAGTTTCATTTTCTGGTCGGATGAAACCACATCCGTATCCTATACGAAAGACGCCGAAGGAATGACGATACGTCATGTAAACCGGATCGATGAAATCTTTGACATGACCATAGCGAGTGATCCGGCTTATGCGGAGACCAGTGTAACCGCCCGGGAGATGGACGAAGCCGTACGCCGTACGGATGACGGTGACAGTACCGGGAAGGAGAATGAAGGGAATAGACGTGAGATAACCAATATCCGGATATTCAGCAAACGAGAATTTTATTATTAACTATTAATATTTGGAGAAAATGAAAGAAGAAAAGAAAATGACAGTTCGTGAGATGATCGAGGCCCGTTTTAACAACTGCACCCGTATGAATGAGATTGCCGATGCTGCTGAGGCCCGTGAAAGCAAGGAACTGACCGATGCAGAGAAGGCGGAAGTTCAGAAGTTGGAGCGCGAAAACCGTATTTACGATCTTCAAATCGCCGGTTCGGGAGTTGCGCCCGTCGCTTCTCCGGTAAGTCGTGAGGCAGGTTTCCAGAATTGGATACGTGAGCGTGCCAAAGAACATGACATGCAGGGATACGCGTTGAAGCGTGAATCCATTATGGTATCTACCAATGCCGCACCGATGATCCCATTGGCGATTAACGATATTATCAAGCCGCTGGAAGAGGGATTGATCCTTGGCAAGGTGGGCTTGAAAGTGCAGACCGGATTGTCAGGTAATTATGTATGGCCCACCGTAGCAGCCATTGAGGGTGAATGGGCCGGAGAAAGTGCGGCGTTGACGGATAAGACTATTGCGATTGATAAGATCGTTCCGACCCCGTATCGATTGGGGGCTACTGTCTCTGTGACCAGCCAGTTGATTAACCAGACGGACGGAGTCGCATATGCGGTTGTAAAAGAGCAGATTCCGATGGCTATCACCCGAACACTCAACAAAACGATGTTTAGCCCGGTGACAGTTAATGCAAATAAGGTTAACGGCCCGTTCGTCGCTTGCAAGAAAGCCGCCGCCAAAGCTATCGGAGCGCTGACTACCACCGCTTTGAGAAAAGAAGCTTTACATATCACGTTTGCCGGCGAACTTCCCACATATAAGGAATTGCTTGCCATGAAAGGTATCATTCTGGCTAAGGGGATCATTTCCGATGGCACTTTCTGTTATGTGATGGATGAATACACCAAGGCCATGCTTGAATCGACTCCCCGTGATGCCGGTTCCGGACTGATGATCATCGAGAATGATAAAATCGCCGGTGTTCCTGTCTTCTGCACAAATTACATCAACAACGACGGGGGCATTCATGTAGGATTGGGTGTTTGGTCCTATCAGGCACTCGGCCAGTTTGGCGAGCAGCGCTTTATTGTGGATCCTTATACAAAGGCTTCAAAGGATACAACGGTATTGACTCTTAATGGTGATTGGAGCATGACAACCCTTCGTCAGGAGGCTTTCTTGCTGGGTGACTGTACGGCTGCCGGAGTTGGAGGATAAACGTATATCAACAACCGGAAAGGGCGGACATTTTGAGAGTGCCGCCCTTTACCCTGAAAAAGATCTGTTATGACTGTAGATAAACTTCGCATCGTATCGCTTGATGCCTTAAAAAGACAAATGAAGATTGATTTTGAGGAGGAGGATGATCTCATTGTAATGTACGGAGTAGCGGCGGAGGACGCCATAATCAACGCTACCCGCAGGAGTTACGAAGAGTTGGTCATGGAAAACCGAAAAAGGAAATCAGATGAAAACGCCGGGTTTCCGCCAATGTTGTATATCGCCATCCTGATGATGGCCGCGCAACTTTACAAGAACCGTGAACCGGTTAGCAGTCTTTCCCAGGCCGTTGTCCCTTATACGTTTGATTATATGTTGAAACCCTGGATAAAATTGGAGCCATGATAGAGAGTGGTACTTTAAATGACCGGATCAGGTTTTTATCCCCTGTCACCATCCGCAACAAATACGGTGAACAGCTTACCTCCTGGGAGCTGTCGTATAGCTGTTGGGCGAAGGTTACATATAACAAAGGCGTGAGGGCTATAACGGCGGGTGAGGTTTGGCTGCCCAATACGGTATCTGTCCTGGTGCGATATACAAATAAGATACATGACCGGCAGCGTATCGTATGGAACGATAGCACTTATCGTATTGAGAGCTTCAACGCTTCCAAGAAGGATGGGTCGGCTACGATTATAGCCACAAAGATTGATGAAGGGACAGAGAAAGGAGGTTAGAATATGGGATATTATAAAAACAATCCGGGAGCCCAAAGAGGGCGTAAGGTTATAGATATAGATGCCAGCCAGGTTTTGAAGCTGTTGGATGAGATTGATATCGAAAATGCCATCCCCAAAGCCGAAAGAAAAAAGATTTTGCGAAATGCGGCAAAAATCACACAGAAGGCCGTGAAAGAAGGTTTTAAAAGTTCAGTTCATAGTGATCCCCGAAAAGCCGTTCAAGGAGTTAAAATATCAGTTTATCGTGAGGGTATGGGGGCTAGTGTCAGTCTTAATAACCCTAAATCCAGCCGGAGCAGCAAGGTTGTAAGGGCTTCAATTACCAGGACAGGCGGTGCCAGTGGTATATTAAGGCATAGAAAAAGATCTGAGCGCACGGAACAGGTAGACGGATATTGGGGTAAGGACCGGGCGATGGTCTTGCGGTTTATAAATAAAGGGACTATTGAAAGGGTTGCGTTCAAAAGGACCCGATCCAAGTCCGGACGTACGGCCAATAGAGGGGTTATTTCCGCCAGGGGATTCTTCAGGCGTTCGGTGGACGGGGCGAAGGTTACCACGGAGCAATATCTGGCCGATCAACTCAATGCGAGAATTGTCACTTGTGCCAGGAGCGCGGGAGCTGAAGTAAAGAAATAGATATAATGATTTATAGAGATGAGTTTATTAATAGGAGAACATATAAGCGGTGCGCTTGGCTTAAGTGCCATTGTTGCATCGAAGTTCGGAGGGCGAATATTCCCTATCGTTATTCCTGAAGGTGTTTCCCAGTATCCTTATATCGTATATGGCGGTTTGTCCATTCAGCCTGACTACACAAAGGACGGTGCGGGACAGGACAATACGCAGGTTCAGGTAACGGTTGTAGGCAAAGGAGCGGGGGAAACGGTTGAGATGGCAAACGAGGTCCGTTACGAACTGGAGGGCGTACGGGCGGAATATGCCAGATTTACGGTAAATGACTGTACGGTATCATCCATAGATGTGGAGTATCTTCAGGAAATAGACGCGTATGCGGTAAATATAGTGTTTAATTTTAAAACGAATGACAAATGAGTAAAGCGAAAGCAGTATTAGGCAAGGATTTCATGTTGTTCGTCAATGGAAAGGCATTGGCATTGGCAACCTCCTGTAAATTGTCGATTTCGGCAGAGACGATCGACACGCAAAGCAAGGATTCCGGTATTTGGACGGAAAAGGACATTAAAAAACTCTCCTGGAACGGTTCGAGTGAGAATTTATTCAGCGCCGATGAAGGTATAAGCGGTTATGACACCTTGGTTGACCTGATGTTAAAGCGCCAGCCGGTTGAGGCGAAATTCGGTATCCCGGCAAATGCCGATGCTTCTGAGGTTCCTTCGGGCGGCTGGTCCCTTCCGGCAGCGTTTTATTCGGGAAAAGTTCTTGTTACCAGCCTGGAGCTTAATGCGCCGGATGGTGATAAAGCTACATTCTCGGCAACATTTGAGGGAACAGGGGCTCTTACTTCGACACCGGCTCCGGGCGTGGGCGGATGATGCCCCGTGGCTGATGTTCAGATAATACGCAAACGGGGCGGATAGCCCGTCCTGTTTGCTTCTTTAATCTCAATAACTTACTACAATGAAGACGATTACTATAAAAAAACGGGATTACATTTTAAAATATACGCTGCGTGCTTTCTTTATTTTTGAGAATCTTACGGGAAAACAGTTTGAGTTCGGCCGGATGTTGGACGAATACCTGCTTTTCTACTCCGTTCTTCTGGCGAACAACAAAGATACCTTCCTTATGTCTTTTGATGAATTTGTTGAGGCGTGCGATTCTGATCCGTCTCTTTTTGCGTCGTTCAAGGAGTTCTTCGTCAAACAGCTTGAACAGCTTGAACAGGAAACAGGTGCCGATATAAAAAAAAAGACGGTTCCGAAGAGTCGTATAGTGTCCGGGAACTCTACGTCCGCGTCGTAGGCGAGGGTGGTATTGCGCCCGATTATTTCCTTGACCGGATGACGGTCTCGGAAGTCCGTTGCTTTTTAGAGGGGCTGGGCAGGCGTAATCGGGAAAGCTGGGAGCAAACCCGGATCATTGCGTATGTCATTGCGCAGGCAAACAGTACGAAGGATTTGGAACCGTCGGATGTCCTTTGTTTCCCATGGGATGAAAAGGAAGAGAAAAGACAAACGGCAGTTACGGATGCAGAAATGGAGAGATTAAGAGAAAAAGCAAAACTAATCGAAAAAGAGATAAATCATGGCTGATATAATTACAAGGCTGGTAATGAAATCGGATGCTTTCGATGCAAACCTGAAGCGGGCGAAGGGTTCGGTAAACAGTTTTCAGAATGACATTTCCAATATAGCGAAAACCGCAGGGGCCGGTGTGTTGAAGTTTGCCGGAACAATTGGCGTTGCGGTGGGGGCTTATGAAGGATTCAATAAATTAATGAATAGCAGCCAAACACTAAGCGATGAATACAATAGGACGATTGAAGGTCTAAAGGGGGCTGTAGACAACTTTTTCTATTCGATTGGCTCGGGGGACTGGACACCGTTTTTTAATGGATTGGATGAAACGATACGGAAGGCTCGTGAAGCTTACAATGCGATGGATCAGCTTGGAAATACAAAAATGTCGTACGGCTATTTTAATATGAAAAATCAGGCGGAGTTTCAGAAGCAAATAACAATACTAAAAGATAAAGATTCAACAGGAGCTCAAAAAGATGAAGCCCAAAAGAGACTGGATGCTGTTTTAAAGGATCAACGGGAAATTGTAGACCAACTCGACCGACGATCTACGGAAGCGGTGCAGGCGCTTGTTGCTGCATCCACCGGAATAAGTGCGGCCGACGTATCGATGGTGAGTGTAGATCGTATTTCCCGTTTTGATGTTAGCGCCATGGGGGATGCCGAGAAGAAACGAGCGGAGAAAGAGTACCAATATTTTAAAAATGTGGAAGCCGCATTACGTAAGAAATATACAAAGGTGGAGACTGTAGCGACTGGGGCAGGCATGAATAGAAGCTGGTCAACGATAAAGACGCTTGATTATGAATCGTATAATAAGGCCATGGCTCCCATGATAGCAAAATATCAAGATGCTATAATATATAATGGTATGCTTGTTAAAGGGAGCGATGAATGGTTAAAGAAATTATATGGCATAAGATCAGAAGCCTTTGCAGCCAAACAGGCCTACGAGTCAATGACAAAATCCGCAAACAGAGCAACGCAGGCAGGCGGGAAAGATCCAGAAGACAAAGATAAAAAGCCCTTAAAGGATACACTTGCATGGTATGACGCTGAGATATCCCGTCTTAATAAAGAACTTATGTCAGCAACAACGATGCAAGCTCGTGCCGCTATTCAAACTACAATAAACGAATTGGAGAAGAAAAAAGTTAATATCAAAATAGTGGTTAGAAAGATTGTTTTTGAAGAAGAGCATGGAAAAGAGAAAGAGGGACAACCACCTATTAACCGGCCGGGTAATCAATTCGGATTAAATCATAAAAGCCCTGATTTTAAACTACCCAAATTTGAATCTCCAATAAAGAAAGATGATGTTAAGTTAAACGAAGAGTACGCCGAATCTTTGGGTCTGATAGGATCTGTAATGGGTAACTTATCAGGCGTAACGAATGATAGTGCCAGCGCATATTTGCAATGGGGAGCTAATGTTCTTTCCTCAATCAGTCAGGCAATTCCTTTGATCAACAAACTGACAACTGCAAAAACCGCTGAAGCCGCAGCCGAAGCTGCAAGTTCAGCAGCTAAAGTTCCTTTTGTTGGTTGGATGGCTGCTGCTGGCGCTGCCCTCTCTGTTGTTGCCGCAATGGCAAGTATCCCCAAGTTTGCAAAAGGAGGAATAGTACCCGGTATTTCGTTTGCGGGTGATAAGGTTCCGGCGATGCTAAACAGTGGTGAAATGATTTTGAATGGTTCGCAGCAAGCGAATTTGTTTAAAATACTCAACTCAAAATTGTACGCCGGTCTGGATGTTGGTCGGCCGAATATTACGCCATCGGTCGGGCATCTTGCCGGATTGATTTCACCGTCCTCTAATGACCAAAAAGTTGAAGTAACAGGAAACTTCAAGGTAAGAGGACAGGATTTAGAGTTAGTTCTCGACAATCGAAGTCGAATTAAAAATAAAATCAGATAAGTATGTCAACTTACGGAACAATATACACTTTGCCTTTCAAATCAAGGCGAAATAAAAGTTATATCGTAGAAATTCAGAAAGAAGGCTATACGGGGCGAGTTGCTGAGTTAACAGGGAGCGGTGACGCTCCTTTCTCTATTGAGATTGCGGATGATAACTTTCTTTATGTTCCTATTCGATTTTCTACGGCTACTATCAAGGTGGTAGGAAATGACTACTTGCAAAGTTTATACTCGACCGGATATCAGCAGTACCGCGTTAACCTCAAACAGGGTGATACGATTGTTTGGACCGGTTTTATTACTCCGGAATTGTATACACAAGATTATACCGCAACACTGTTCGATCTGGAAATACAGTGTGTATCTGCCATGAATACGCTTGAATACGCAGATTATAAACAAAAGAGCGCAGGAAGCAAAGAGTTCGTTAGCTTGTGGGAGTTATTGACCCGTTGCGTCTTAGAGTCTCGCGGCTCCTATTCGGCCGTATACATACCACATGTTTACGCTAAAAGTCCGGCGGATTATGATGCAAACGCAAATGTCTTGCAAAGTATGACAATTAGCGAACAGAATTTCTTCGACGAAGACGATAAGCCAATGAATCTGAAAGAGGTGATTGAAGAACTATGCAAATTCTTTAACTGGACTTGCGTTGACTATAAAGGCGAATTGTATTTTGTGGATGTAGACCATCGCGGAAATTACTATAAATACACACCTGACTTTTCATCCTATACGTTTGAAGCCGGGAATGTTCTCAGCGTGCAGGACATTCATTTTAGCGGTTCGGAGCACACCTTAGATATTTTGGGCGGTTATAATAAAGTAACGGTAAAAGACAGTAATTATCCGGTTGGGAATTTACTTCCGGAAGAGAGTTACGAAGATGCAAAAGTTCTTTCGTCACGTTTAAATACGAATAAAGATAGAAAATGTTACCGTCAGTTTCTTTATCCGAAAAACTGGAACATGTATCTGTATGATGGCGATACGGTTATCACCAATGACGATTTAGAGTTACGTGCTTATGATGCGCATAAACTTATAGGAGGAATACAGGAAAGGTACTGCAATTATAAAATAGTGGACGGTAAGCCGGATATTTCAGACTATTCGTTTACAAATGTTATACAAGCCAGGTGTTTGGGTGCTGTCGGTGACTTATCAATGATAGGCGGGCTGGAACTCTTAACAAAGATAATGGATTTTAAAGGTGCGTCCTCAGTGTACGAATCAGGGGCCTTTGCTGTATCTGGAAGTTATAAGACGATAGCGGATATGGATTTGATTCCTTGGGACAATAGCCGGGGCACGTACATGCCGTTGGCTGCTTGCCAATTACGGATCGGTAATAAATATTATGGCAGTGCTAACGGATTGGCTCCATTTACATGGTCTGCAAATCCCAATTATTTTTTTAGACTTCCCGCCTCCGAAGAGAATAACAAAGCCCGATTAGATTATGTATCCATTGAGAACCAAAAAACAATATATATGCCATATAAAGGTGTTTCAGGCGTAATAATCCCTATTGATACCCTATTATATGGCGAGCTTGAATTTACTCTTTACGCATCTAAAATACATAATGCTATTTTTATAAATGGATTCTTGTTAAAAGACTTTTCCTTTAAATATGGAAAGAGCACCGAGGCCGAAAAGACTACCGACAATACAGACCGTTATTATGAAAATGTCGTTAACGAAGACTACATTAACGAATTGGACGAAATTGAGTTTAAAATATCCAGTTACAACAATGATGGGGCGTGCTATTCGAAAGTCATGCTGGGCGATAATTACCTAACCGATAACCTCTATTCCTGTATAGAACAGAAGTTAGTCCGGCCGGAAGAGCATTTAATCCGTCGCATCATTAATCAATACGGGTATACTAAAACAAAGCTTACGCAGGTATTAATAGATGACGAAGCAATTACGCCTATCACAACTATAACCGATAAGTTCCAGCCGAACAAACGGTTTACGATCACGGGCGGTACAATTGACTTCGCGATGAATCAGTTTAATTGTAAGATGATTGAAAATGGTAGATATTAAAACTACATCCATACCCGCAAAGCCCCGGTCAAAGAACTATCCGGCCGGGGCTGTTATCACCCGGACGGCTGGCGGCATTACTGTTAACGGCGGAGGCGGTGGAGGTGCTTCAATTGACATTGTAAAGGCTACCGATACAAAGTCGTTTACCGATAGCAATGTACTGTCTTCGCTCCGGACACTGTTAGAGATCCGTTCGCGTATCATTGCCGAATCGGATACAGCCACAGAGTTTACCGATGATAATACGCTTTCTTCAAAGCGCACTTTAAAGGAGATTGATGCAGCGATTAAAGAGGCTTTGAAGAAGATAGATGATCTTTATTTAAGCAAGGTAAAAGCGGATATAGCTAAAGAGCCTATCACTTTCCTGAAAGGGCTGTTTGTTGGTGATGGGCTTACATTTATCAACGAAAGTGGCGACACGGAATTGCAATCTTTAGTTGCCCGGATGAAAGTTAAAGCCGCTACATTGGAAGTAACCGGTTCGGCCAATGTTGGCACACTTGATTCGGAAGGGAATATTTCAACAGGCGCGGATATTTGGGCTAAAGGTGACACGCATACTTTAAATTTACTCGTTCAGGCACTTGCAAAAACATACGATCTGAATGTTGAGCACGTCGCAACCCTGTTTCAAACCATAGTCAAGGACTATATCAGTTCAGAAAGATTTATCCCCGGACTGATGGGTGAAGGGATGAAGCTATACAAGGCTATCAATGGAGATTGGAACCTTGAAATAGATAATGCCGTAGTCCGTAAGGCCATGACCATTTTTGAACTTATCATTTCGAAAGTTCGTGCGGTTAATGGCGGTCTGGTAATTTCATCCGCCAACGGGCGTGTTAAGTCCGTTTCGGAAACGTCCGGCGATCCGGCTTACTATGTTTTAGGTATAGAGGGCGACATGATGTTTGTCACTGATGACTTGGTACGTTGTCAGGTCTACACATCCGGACACGTTAAATACTACTGGGTTCCGGTTGCCTCGGTGAATGATGATTCGATTCTTATACTTAAATCCGTATTTCCCAATGGTACAACTCCGGCCGTTGGTGATGATCTGGTTCAGATGGGTAACCTCACGAATCCGAACAGACAGGGCATTTTGTATCTCACAGCTTCGGAAGATGGTAAACCGCGCATTTCTGTACTGGACGGGGTAAACTCTACGTCTTTGGCCGGAAAGAACAAAGTGATTTTGGGTTGTCTCGATGGCATGACGGATACAGACTTTCCGGCTGACCTCCAACCGTCCGGATACGGTCTGTATGCGATGAACTGTTTCCTGAAAGGTATTTTCATTCTGAGAAACGGAAAGAGCATCGAACAGGAGTTTAGTAATATTGCTACTGAATTATCAGCCATACCGGGAAAAATAGAACTATCCGTAACAACAGAATTAAATAAGCGTGTCATAGGTGGTGCTAATCTCTGTTTAAAATCGGGTGTATGTATTACTGGCGTAGAGAATCATCTTCGTATAAACATGTCTAAGTATTGGCGTGATTTAAGGGGAAAGAAAGTTACTTTGTCTTTTGATTATGAATATAGCAACCTTGTTTTAGGTCGAAATAGTCGTATAGGGCTGGAAGAAGGTGTATTAAAGGATGGTACATCAAACTATTACTATATCGGTGCGTGGAAGTACTTCGATTCTACTTCATTGAAGGCCGGCACAGGTAGATTTGTTCATACTATTACCGTTCCGAATGATATTGTTAACGCACAAAATATCGGTATAGGATTTTACATACAAGTCGGTGATGGTACCACGATGAAAATATGTAATCCTCAGATTGAAATCGGTGATACTGCAACCGAATGGAAGCCTGCGCCAGAAGATGGAATAATAGAATCTAAGGAATATACTAATAGTCAAATTAGTGTAGTCGAAGGTAAGATAACATCCACCGTTGAAAAGATAAATACCGTTGATGGACGTGTTACCGGACTTGCTTCACGCGTCGAACAGACCGAAAAAAGTATCACGTCTGTTGTTGGTGATATTGGTGTTATTAATAGTACCACCAATAGGCATATATCAAAGCGAATAGATTTAAGAGGATGGGACAATAATAAGTTTTTCCCGTTGGTTATAAGTATTCCGGTTTACCACAAAACAAGGGTTGAAATAAGTAGACCTCTTGATGCGGGATACGGAAAACCTTCATACGGTACACATGATGGCGGTTTTTCTATGAACTTAACGTTTGAGATGTCCGGTTCGGGTTGGGGTTCGTTGCCAGCAGTAACCAATATCTTTGACTATACTAAAGCATGGATTTCTGCGGGTGCAAAGATAGTTGTTGATTTGGGACAAATAACTGAAACGTCTACGTGTAGAATGGGTATTAGGGGCGGTTCTATGTATGACGTAACCGTAGATGATACTATTGACCCAAACGTAATCAACGTTTATCAAACCGATTATCACGGTTCGTATAATACATCGTTCCCCGTTCGCACCGATGGAACTGAACCCGTCCGCACATACGGATACTATACCGAAATAAAGCAGACGCAGGAAAGCATAGCTTTAACTGCAAACAAAGTGGACGATCAAGGTAGGCGATTAAGTGCGGCTGAGTTAACTCTAAGTTCAGACCACGCAAAATTAAGCGTAGTAGAACAAACGGCAAATTCCGCCAATTCATTAGCAGGCACAGCCAATAACAAAGCCGACATAGTAGACGGTCGTGTCACCGCCACTCAAAACGGCTTAGTCGAAACCGGAATCAACATCACGTCCCGAAAAATCATTCTGAAAGCCGATAACCTGCTATTCCAAAATAACACAGGTCAACAGACAGCCGCCATCAACGCAAATGGCAAACTGTCTGCCAATGTGATTGAAGCTGCGGAAGTGGTGGCACAGGCATTTTCAGCACAGAGGATCACAACCGGAAACCTTACGGTAACTGATGGTGCAAAGATCGGTGCCTGGAATATATCGGGAGGCTCTCTTGTTTCGGCAAGCAATTCGCAGGCTAAGATCCTGTTAAACATGTCCGGTAATAAATTCCTTCGTATTAACGAAGAAGGGGACAGTCCTACAACTTCACGCACAGCATTGATGTCCATACGAAACGACAATTACAGTGGTCTAAGTATTGAATCATACGGAAGTTCCGGTTTTGCTCTAAGATGTTTGGCTAACGCAGGCACTGCAAATTCGATAGAATCGTATGGAAGCCATATTTTCGCCCAAAGGGGCGGTGAAAAGTGGAACGCTCCCGGAATGCTGTGTACCGGATATGTATATCAAGCGGGTACAGTCACTAATGAATGGGGCAACGGGTGCACCTTAACCAGTGCACAGAAAATAGCTACTGGAAAATACAGGATATACCACAACTTACGTCATCCGCAGTACGCTGTCTTAGTACAGGGATTGGGTGGTTATGGTTGGGTATTCGGTCAGGTAGAGACGCAAAACAACTCTTATTTTGAGGTTTTAATGCTTGACGCAAACAAGGGTCCCCGTGATTGTCCATTCCGTGTGTTTGTTGTAGGGCGCAACGTTTGGTAAACAGCATTGTCAGCGCAGATTACAATGATAAATTCAAAATAAATAAAATATGAAAATCAATTTTAGAAGAATTAAAGTAAAAACAGCTATTGACGGAGAAGTTGAAGAGTTCGACGTGGCTAAAACAGTAGGAAACGCTATTTACTGTAATACACCCGATTTGGGTGAATTGGAGTTTGCCCAACGGATATACAAAGAGGGTGAAGTTGAAGTTGACGAACAAGGTGCAAATATCATTCGAAATTACGTTGATCCGGCTCCGATACTCGCAGTGGTGAAGACCGCTATTTATAATGAATTAGATAAAGTAATTATTAACTCCCAAAATCAATAAATTATGTTTCAAGAAGAATCAAGAACAGTTCAAGTAAACGGTAAAGCCGTTTCAGGAGATTATCAGTACAATGTAAACTACAGTGTCAATAACGATAATCTCAGTCGTCTTCATTGTGAAATCATTAAAACGGTCACGGAAGATATTGACACCCCTACAGGCAAGCAGCCCGTAACCTCCGGGCGGTATATCGGGTATTTGCTGTTGGAATCAGGCAGTAAACAAATGTCCCTTCCGGAGTCGGAGAATGTTGCAGCGCACTTTGAAGTATTCGATCAGATCACCAAAGAGGTAAAAGCCACTTTAGAGCCCAAACCGGCATCTAAATCCAAGTAACAAAAATCCGCCCTGTCTTCACAGATAGGGCGGAAAGATGCGGTATGAATGAGGAACGAAAGTTTATACATACCGCATGAAGTGCGTAATTTAATATTAACGCGGCAAATATACGATTAAAGTTTATATATCCAAGAATATGAAAAATTTGAAGATGATTGCATTGATTGCCTTGCCTCTTTCTCCTTTGCTGGAACTCTTTGAGCGCTATGTTTTTGGCGACTGGGAGTTTGTCAAATGGTTGATTGTCCTTGTATGTGTTGATACGGTGCTCGGCTTTGTCAAGCACTGGTTATCCAAAGACATCAGTAGTAAGGCTTATGGTATGATTGGGCGTAAGCTTATCATTTACAGTTGTGTGTTAGTCCTGTCACATGTGATGGGTAATTTCTCGATCGCCGGTCAGGTGGTCGATAGTTTCGTCTGGTTCCGGTATTTCGCTTGTACGGCATTAATGGTACGTGAGGCCTTGAGTATTATTGAGAACGTAGAAGAGATTTGCCCGGGCTTTTTCCCGAAGGCTATCATAAATAAGCTGAAGGGGTTCGATAATATTTCGGGAAAGAAAGAGTAAATTAAAAATAAGAAGAAAATACAAAGAAAATGGCAGATGTGAATAAATTGGTTCCGTTTATCCTAAGATGGGAGGGCGGATTTGTGAATGATCCTGACGATTTGGGAGGTGCTACAAACAAGGGGGTTACAATAGCCACATACGAGGCGTATTGTAAGAAGAAAGGCTATCCAAAGCCCACCGTAGAACGTTTGAAGAACCTTACACAAGAGGAATGGACGGAAATACTGAAAACTATGTATTGGGATCGTTGGAAAGCTGATGAAATAAAATCTCAGTCAGTCGCCAACATCCTTGTAGATTGGGTTTGGGCAAGTGGTGTACATGGTATCAAGATCCCTCAGGAATTGGCAGGAGTGATCCCGGACGGAATTGTGGGCCCGAAGACTATTTCCGCTATAAATTCAAAGAATCCTCGCGAACTGTTTGACCGTATCAAGATTGCACGTTTCGACTTTATTGAAGAAATATGTCGTAAACGTCCGGCAAATAACAAGTTCAAGAGAGGTTGGATGAACCGGATTAATGATATTAAGTTCGATGTATAACTATTAAAATTCAAATTAATATGGCTCTTAAAGACTTAACATTTACTCTTCAGGACGAAGTATATGTATCCGATCCTGTACAACTACCATCCGATGCGGAGTTGGGAGGTATATTGAGCGGTCCTGAGTGGACGGTTCCGGAAAAGGAGGAAGCCCCATGAAGAATTTGCCATACATTATCATAATCATCCTTTCCCTATTGCTTCTGTTCCACCCTTGCCGGGTGGAACACGCACCGGGGGAACTGGTCAGAGATACGGTGACCGTGATTGATACGGTTCGTGATACAGTTCCAAAACCGTATCGAGTCGAGGTTGTACGAATGGATACTTTCTATTTACCTATTTTTGTAGGTGATTCGTTGGAGGTAGATTCTGTACCTGTTGTACTTCCCATTGAGAAGAAGGAATACAAGACGGATGAATATCGAGCCGTAATTAGTGGATTCCGTCCTAATCTCGATTTCATTGAGACGTATACTAAATCTCAGACCGTAACGGTTATTCCGATTGACAGGAGACGCAAGCGGTTCGGGCTGGGTGTGCAGGCCGGATACGGTTTTTCAGGGAATAAGGTAAGTCCCTATGTTGGAGTTGGGGTGAGTTGTAATTTGTGGGAATGGTGATTGCTATTCTAAATAGAAATACTATCTTCGCACTGTGTAGAAGCATCTTATCATTAAGTTGCTGGCCTCGGTTCTTAGGAGTCGGGGCTTTTTCATTTAAGAGAAGTCTTCTTGTATTTGAAAGCTTGATTTCTCCTATCTCGCAAATTTATGATTGCTTCTGATTCTTTTATATTTATAGATTTTAATATTAATGAATTTTAAAAGCTTGGAAGTGTGAAGTCTATTTGTTACGGCCAAAGCAGGAAGAACCAGAAAGAGGATAGTGGGATTGGCAAATAACTTGAGTTCCTATGTTCTGGGGAGTAAGTTGTAATATATATGGTAAAATATTGTAGAACTCCACTGATTTTATGTTTTTAAACATATGTATAGGGAAATGACTGCTTTTAGCTTTTATTATCTTTGTCTTATTAATATCAAGCGCTTGTATTAAAATTTGTAGTATTAATTAATGATTTGTTTTATATGAGAATAAAAAGGTTATTGTATGCTATTGCTACGATACTTCCCTTTCTGTCTCTCTGTTCGTGTTATGAAGAGCAAGAACTCCAACAGGAGAAACAGGATAAGGAAAAATGGACAATGCAGGTTGCCGGTAATCAGTTAAATGAATTTTTAAATATTAATCCGGATTTACGGAACCTTTACGCTTATCCGGACTGGGATGCTGC